TCTCACCAGAAACTCTGACTGATGATAGGCACCCTACTGCTTCTGTAGATAAGATTCTCAACCAAGAGGTGAGTTTCGAGTTATATAAAGACTATGCAGTGTGTGCTAATGGTGCTATGTACCGTAAAGACTTCCGCGGAATGCTTCCTGAACTCATGGAGAAGATGTATAACGAACGTGTCATCTTCAAAAAGAAAATGATTGCTGCCAAAAAGGAGTATGAAAAGAAACAGACGAAAGAACTTGAAAAAGAGATTGCAAGATGTAACAACATCCAAATGGCAAAGAAGATTTCTCTTAACTCTGCTTATGGTGCTATCGGTAATCAGTATTTCAGGTATTTCAAACTAGCAAATGCGGAAGCAATTACTCTTTCTGGACAGGTTGCTATTCGTTGGATTGAAGGAAAAATGAATTCCTATATCAATAAGATTCTTAAAACGGAGGATGTTGATTATGTTATTGCTTCAGATACTGATTCTATTTACCTTAATATGGGTCCTTTGGTTGAATGTGTATTCAAGGGAAGAGAGAAAACTACTGAAGGCATCGTCTCGTTCCTTGATAAGGTGTGTCAGATGGAACTTGAAAAATATATTGAAAGTTCTTACCAAGAATTGGCTGACTATGTGAATGCATATGATCAGAAGATGTTTATGAAACGTGAGAATATTGCGGATCGTGGCATCTGGACTGCTAAGAAACGATACATTCTTAATGTTTGGGACAGTGAAGGTGTTCGATATACTGAACCTAAACTCAAGATCATGGGTATTGAGGCAGTTAAATCATCAACACCAGCACCTTGTCGTAAGATGATTAAGGATGCTCTGAAACTGATGATGAGTGGAACCGAAGATGATGTGATTGACTTTATTGAAAAGAGTAGGAGTGAGTTTAAGAAACTTCCACCAGAGCAAGTTTCATTCCCTCGTTCCGCATCTGATGTAAATAAGTACAAATCCAGTTCTTCGATCTACGAAAAAGGAACTCCTATCCATGTTCGTGGAGCACTTCTCTATAACTACTACATCAAGAAAGAGAATCTTACGAACAAGTATTCACTTATTCAAAATGGTGAAAAGATTAAGTTCTGCTATCTGAAAAAACCAAACTCCATTCACGAAAATGTAATCTCATATATTCAAGATTTCCCGCGGGAACTTGGGATTGACAAATACATCGATTACGATTTACAATTTGAGAAAGCATTTCTAGAACCTATGAAAGTCATCCTTGATTCAATTGGATGGAGTGTAGAAAAAACTGTAAACCTTGATTCATTTTTTGCCTAATGGACTTCTTAAAAGATATTGTAAAAGAGATTGGTGATGACTTCACCAAACTGGCATCTGATATTGATGAAACGGAAACTTATGTTGATACGGGTTCATACATTTTTAATGCACTGGTTTCAGGTAGCATATTTGGTGGTGTATCTGGGAATAAGATTACTGCTATTGCTGGAGAGTCTAGTACTGGAAAGACTTTTTTCTCTCTCGCAGTGGTTAAGAATTTTCTTGATACTCATCCCGATGGTTACTGTCTCTACTTTGACACTGAGGCTGCTATCACTAAATCTTTGATTGAATCTCGTGGAATTGATACTACTCGTCTGGTTGTTGTTAACGTTGTTACTATTGAGGAGTTTCGTACAAAGGCACTCAAAGCAGTAGATATGTATTTGAAAGCACCAGTAGAAGATCGCAAACCTTGTATGTTTGTGCTAGATTCTTTAGGTATGCTTTCTACAAGTAAAGAAATCACTGACGCACTGAACGAAAAAGAAGTTCGGGATATGACTAAATCCCAACTCATTAAAGGTGCTTTCCGAATGCTCACACTCAAACTAGGTCAAGCAAATGTCCCGCTTATTGTCACAAATCATACATACGATGTCATCGGAGCTTATGTACCAACGAAAGAAATGGGGGGAGGTTCTGGACTCAAGTACGCAGCAAGCACAATCATTTATCTCAGCAAAAAGAAAGAAAAAGATGGAACAGAAGTGGTCGGCAATATTATCAAAGCTAAGACTGCTAAGTCGCGTTTGAGTAAGGAGAACAAGGATGTTGAAGTCCGTCTGTATTATGATGAGCGCGGTCTTGATCGTTACTATGGTCTTCTGGAACTTGGTGAGATTGGTGGACTCTGGAAGAATGTAGCAGGACGTTATGAGATTGATGGTAAGAAACTTTATGCTAAGCAGATTCTGAAAGAACCTGAAGTATACTTCACTGAAGAAGTGATGCAACAATTGGACGAAATCGCACGTAAGGAATTTAGTTATGGAGAAAGTTGAGTTTCTAATTCTTAGAAACCTGTTACATAATGAGGAATATGTAAGAAAAGTTATACCATTTCTAAAATCTGAATACTTTGAGGATACGAATCAAAGAATTGTCTTTGAAGAAATTCTGTCATTCATTCAAGAATATAATCAACCAGCAACTAAAGAAGTTCTTTGTATTGAAGTTGAGAAACGCAAAGATATTAATGATACTTCTTTTAAGGAAATCGTTCATCTGATTCAAAATCTCGATGACGTTCCTATTGAATTTGGTTGGTTAGTTGATACCACAGAAAAGTGGTGTCGTGATCGTGCTATTTACATCGCACTTATGGAGTCTATTCATATTGCAGATGGTAAAGATGATAAGAAAAATCGTGATAGTATTCCTAGTATTCTTTCAGATGCTCTAGCAGTATCTTTCGATACACACATCGGACACGATTATCTACTAGACTACGAACAAAGATACGAATCTTATCATAAGAAGGAAGAGAAAATTGAATTCGACCTTGAATACTTTAACAAAATCACAAAAGGTGGTTTACCTAATAAGACTCTCAATATCGCTCTTGCTGGTACGGGTGTCGGAAAGAGTCTCTTTATGTGCCATGTTGCTGCTTCCGTCTTATTGCAAGGCAGGAACGTTCTCTACATCACTCTTGAAATGGCGGAAGAACGAATTGCAGAACGAATTGATGCAAACCTTCTTAATGTACCGATTCAAGATATCGGGGATCTTCCAAAACAGATGTTCGAGAACAAGGTCACAAACCTTGCTAAGAAGACACAAGGCACTCTAATCATTAAAGAGTATCCAACTGCTTCTGCACACTCTGGACACTTCAAATCTCTTCTGAATGAACTTGCTTTGAAGAAGTCCTTCCGTCCAGATATTATCTTTATTGACTATCTGAACATTTGTGCATCTTCAAGGTACAAAGGCAATCTTTCCGTCAACTCTTACTCTTACATTAAGGCAATTGCAGAAGAACTTCGTGGACTTGCTGTTGAATTTAATGTTCCAATTGTAAGTGCTACACAGACAACTCGTTCTGGTTATGGTTCTTCTGATGTGGAACTAACCGATACTTCAGAATCTTTCGGTCTTCCTGCTACTGCTGACTTGATGTTTGCTCTTATCTCAACAGAAGAACTTGAAGAACTGGGTCAGATTCTTGTGAAACAACTTAAGAATCGATACAACGATCCTACCATTCATAAGAGATTTGTGGTTGGTATTGATCGTGCAAAGATGCGTCTTTATGATTGTGATCAAGCAGCTCAAAATGGTATCCTTGACAATAAACAAGAAGAGGAGTATGATTTTGAAGATAGAAAACCAAAGAAATCATTTGAGGGATTTAAGTTTTGAACTACTATTCGGTATTTGACAAGAATGGTAAGAAGATTGCCGATTGTGCAAGTGTCCGAGATGCTATTATGCTTGTTGAACTGGATTCCACCAGAACCTATCGTAAGGTTAAACATCTGAATCCAGAAACAGTTAATGTTCCTCATGTAAGACTGGATGATGATTTACAACTTCCAGCACAACAAATTTTACCCCAATCTGAATTAGAACCTTTTATTGTATGACTATTGATCTTAACAAGTATGTCGAGTTCGTTAATACGACTACCTCAAGTCCGAGTAAAGAACACACCCCGTTCATCGATCGTCTTTTGGAACTTCGTGAGAACGGATTTCCTACCGAGCGATTGCTTACTGCTGCTGTAGGTATGTCCGCAGAAGCAGGTGAGTTTACTGAAGTTGTCAAAAAGATTGTTTTTCAAGGCAAACCAGTAACTGAAGAAAATCTATTTCATCTGAAACGAGAACTCGGTGATATTATGTGGTATGTTTCTCAAGCCTGTATTGGACTTGATATTTCTATCGAAGAAGTAATCCAAATGAACTTTGAGAAACTGAGTGCCCGTTATCCTGAGGGTGCATTTAGTATTGAACGTTCCGAAAACCGTGTGGAGGGAGACCTGTGACTGAAGAAAAACAAGTAACACTTAAATTAGATGCTCGTGCAGCAGCAGCAGTTCGTCAAGTTCTGTTTGATGCTCAGAAAGGATATACTTATGATGAGGTAAGTGTTCCTCCTCGTGTAGTTGATATTCGTAATGTAATTCAACAACTTGATGATAATATTGGTGCCGTTCTTGGTGTCTGATAAATAAACTACCCTTCGGGGTTTATTGGGGAATTAGCACAGTTGGTAGTGCGCCTGATTTGCATTCAGGAGGTCAGGAGTTCGAGTCTCCTATTCTCCATTTCTAAATATAAAAGAACAATAGATTATCCATAATGTCGGATTCTGAAGTACTTTTAGCAGTAAATTCTGTACTTAAAGGATACGAAACTAAAGTCGTCAAAGCTGGAGCAAAGGTTGATAAGATTCGTGTAGTTGCTTCTCAGAGAGCAGAAGTTCAGGATAAGATATCTCAAGAACTAAAGAAGAGAAGAATAAAATATGTAAATGAAGTTGATAAAAGTGAATCTTCTTTTCCAGTTACTAAGATTTCATTATCAAATTCTATTATCAAATTAATCTACAAAAAAGGTGCAGGTGGAGGTTCTGGAGCAGGAGCAGCACTCACTAAACTTGCAGAATCTTCTCAAGCACTTTATGCTGCTTTGGCATTTAATGTTCTTAAAAGAGAAATTACAAATGCTGATGTAACAAAAGAAAACTTTCAAAAGGCACTTGCTACAGCAGACACTGATGAAAAGTTTGAAAGTATGATTAATAATTTACCTGACGATTGGATTAATTCATCTATTGCTGGTGCAAATGCTTTGTTTAAACAGTATAAAGGTAAAGGAAAATTTACCTTTCATAGAGGTTCTAAAACAGTTGATGCTATTGAAAAAACCTTTACTGCAATCAATAGATCTGAAGGTGCTTTTGGTAATCTGAATAAATGGAGTCCTGCTGACATTTACATGGTTGGTGATGGATTTAATGTTTCCGAATTGCAATCAGAAAAAACTTTAAAAGGACTCAACGAAAAAATGTTTGAGTATATACAAAATAATCAACTTATTGGAGTTTCACTAAAGAAAATAACAGGCACTGCTAAGATTTCTAAAAAGAATTTCCCTACAGATAAGAAGGTAGTAACTGCAGAATTTAGAGGTACTACAACAAATATGGATGCTATGGATGGTTATATTCAGTGGGGAACAGCATCAACAGAAAAAATTCAATTTAGAAGTTTTGGTGGTGAAACATCGTTAACAGGATGGCAGGGAGAAATAAAAGGAGCTTCTGCAAACCAAGGAAAAATTTCTCTTGGTCCTGTTAATTTCATATTGAAGAGGCATGGATTAAAACAATTGCCAGAGTCTAATGTATCTGCAAGATTGGCAGAGCAAAATTCAGATTCTCATGCTAAAGATATTGCTAAGATGATGGTAGAGTATGGACTTGTAAAACAAAACCAGTTAGATGAAACTGCCTCTACCATACAAATGAAGTCAAATAAATATCGTTATTCAAAGTATCTTGTAATGAAACTTTTGACAACAATAGAAAATGCAAAGAAAGATACTCAACATGAAGTTATAAAAGATTTTTATTTGTACGCAAGTTCTCAAGCAACTTATTCTGCTCCATATATCAAATTAGAATAAATAAAAGTATACTATAAAACAATATGAAGAGTTTTTTCCAATTTCTAACTGAGGCAACTCAATCTCAGGCATCATTACAAGCAAAGAAGCTCAATCTTAAGAGTGATGGTCACGGGGGATGGTATGATTCCCGTGGAGAATTTGTTGCGAAAACTGAAGGTGGAAAACTCAAGTTCTATGATAAGGGAGAAAAGGTAGGTCAGAAAGACCAACCAAAAGAACCTGCTCCAAAAGCAAAACCAGCACCAGAAAAAGCAACTCCAAAACCACAACCAACTGCAGCACAGAAGAAAAAACCTGCAGAAGGTGAAGGAGAAGGTGCTGGTGGAGAAATCAGTGATACTTTAACTGTTGTATTTGGTCGTTTCAATCCACCAACAGTAGGACACGAAAAACTTCTGAAGTCTGCGGATAAGGTTGCTACTGGTGGAGACCTTAAGATTTATCCATCAAGAACACAGGATCCTAAGAAGAATCCTCTTGATCCTGATATGAAGATTTCTTATATGAAAAAGATGTTCCCAGATTATAAAGATAGCATTATTAATGATGACGAGATGAAGTCAATCTTTAATGTTCTGATTGCAGCAGCAGAAGCAGGATATTCAAATGTAAATATCGTTGTTGGTTCTGACAGACAGGCAGAGTTTGAGAACCTTGCTCAGAAATACAACGGTGATCTTTATGATTTTGATTTGATTCGTGTGATTTCTGCTGGTGTTCGTGATGCAGATGCTGAAGGTGTATCTGGAATGTCTGCATCTAAGATGAGAAAGGCTGTAATGGATGATGACTTTGAATCATTCCGTAAGGGAACTCCCAAGACACTTGATGATGGTGATGCTCGTTCCTTATTTGATGCAGTCCGTCAAGGAATGGGAGTAAAGAAATCTAAAGTCCAAAAAGAAGGATATGCACTCTGGGAGATTGCTCCTAAGTTTGATATGTTTAATCTGCGTGAGCATTATGTAACCAAAAAAATCTTTAAGATGGGTGATATTGTAGAGAACTTAAACACTGGATTGGTTGGTGAAATCATTCGTAGAGGTGCAAATCACCTTATTTGTGTTACCAAAGAAGGTTTTATGTTCAAGTCATGGATTAAAGATGTGATGGAATATACTGAAGTGAAGATGGATAGGATGTATAGAGAACCAAATAAACCAAATACTTTAGTTGGAACAAAAGGATATCTCAAGTATGCTATGAGTCAAACCTCAGGTGTAAAATCTGGAAAGGAAAATCTTCAGTCAGGTGGTCGTTCATTTTTAGATTTCATAAATAAGTATAAGGTAAAGAACTAAACACTTATACTCATGTCGATGAACATCCTTAACGATATTTCTGCTGTTTATCTTCAGCAGGTTGCTGAATCTGCTGTTCCTGGAAAACCTGCAGAAAGACTTGGTGCTGTGACTGCTATTCCTAAGTCAGAACAGGAAGCAGCAAGAGAAAGATTGCTTGCAAAAGCAAAGGCAAAACGTGAGAAGATGAAGGAAGAAATTGAGATTGAGGAAGCATCATACTCAGCAAAAGCAGCACGAGCAGGCAAAGATATTGGTAAGCCTGGCAAGCAGTTTGCTAAGATTGCCAAGTCTGCTGGTGAAAGATATGGTTCTAAGGAAAGAGGTGAGAAGGTTGCTGGTGCTGTGTTAGCAAAACTCCGTAAGGAAGAAATTGAGATTGATGAAGCAGTAAAGGGTGCTGATCCTGAAATGAGAAAGGCAGCATCTGCAGAAAGAAGATCGGGTGATAAGAAACTTTCTCCATCAAAAGGAAAGGAGTATGCTACTCATCAAAAGCAACAAATTGCCTACATGGATAAGATAACCAAAAAAAATAAGAACGTAGTTGGTCTTGTTACTAAGGAAGCATTAGACCCTGTAGGTCATGAAGATAAGGATATTGATAATGATGGTGACCACGATAAGACTGATAAGTACCTTCTAAATCGTAGAAAGGTTCGTGGTGCTGCGATTGCTAAGAAGAAAATGAAAGAGTCCTTCTCAAACTGGAGACAAGACCTTTCTGAAGTTATGGATGATGTTGAAGCAAAAAAAGAAATCAAGGAAAAAAAAGTAAATAATAAAATTACCATTAATCCAGATTTTAAAGAATCCGTAGAAAATATGGGTGGGGAACTGCTGGAAATGGTTGAAGTTGATGAAGCAGTTTATGGTGGTCAAAAAGAAGAACCAAAAGATACTCGTTATACAGTAACTGCTGCTGATAAGAAAGGAAACACTGCTGCTTATCAAAAATATAAAGCAGGTGACAAGAAATATAAGGCTGCTCCACATCTTGAAGAAAAAACTCTGACTTCTGGTGAAACTAAGAAGAAAGAAGAGATTGTAAAATCTATGAAGAAAAAAGCAGGAGACTTTGAAAAGAGATATCCTGGTCGTGGTAAAGAAGTGATGTATGCAACTGCTACTAAAATGGCAAAGAAAGTTGCAGAAGAATATCTTGATGAAAGAGAGCATGATGAACCAGGTGAAGGTTCAAGACAAAGATATGGTGACTATCGTGGACTTGATCGCAGTGGTAAGGGAACCAGAATGAGTGCTGGTCTTCAACCAAGTGAGATGTTCAAGAAAAATAAAAAAGAAGTGAAAGAGTCTATGGATGATCAAATGGAACCATCTGATGATAAAAAAGTCCAGCAACAGAAACAAAAAATCCAAATGCAAAAGGTGAGAGAGTTGACAACCAGAATTCAAGCAGCAAGAAAGGGAGTTTACTGATCTCTTTTTTCTAAATAACTCAGGACCATTATCGGAGGTTATTATGTCTCTCGCAGTTATCCTGGCATGGGCAAAAGCAAATGAAGCTGCTATTGCTACCATTCTTCTCATTATTTCTGAGTTCTTGGGTGCAAATAATAAGTTGAAGTCAAACGGACTTGTTTCTTTTGTTCTTCTTCAAGTACAACAACATCTTAGAAAAAAAGGTGCAGTAGATCCTACTCCCTGAGTTAAGACTAAAAAATCTTAAGGAGACTCTTAAATACAAGGGTCTCCTTTTTTATAAATATTCATAGCAAATAATTTTTTACGGAAAGACACATGGCACTCTGGGGAAATAATGATGCAAAGGGTTCCGGTGGTACAGTATCACTTGACTATAGTACCCTTGTAGTAACTGGTTCTGGAACTACTTTTGGTCAAGTAGGTGCAGCAGCAACTGGGGATGTAATTAGATTTGGTGTTGTTGGTGGAACTTATTTTGGTGATGCCGTAATTGTTGGAATTGCCAGCACCACTCAACTTTCTATTGCTTCCACTGCAGGACTCAGTGGTGCATCTATTGCAAGCACCGATTTCCAAATCAGTGAACTTCCTAAGTATACAGTTTTGGATAGTCGTTGGAGTCAAACTAATACTGGATATGAACCATACATTTATGGTGTTGAGGATGCTGGTGTTGAAGCAGCAAGAAGCACAAGTTATAAGTTGACTCATGGTGGTTGGGTTGGAGTTACAACTTATGTTGATGCAAGTGGAACTTTAAGAGTTAAGTCCGAAACTCTTGTTGCTATGTCTGGCATCACTACAGGCAACCTGCCAATTTATGACCAGGATCCAACTATTGCATGATAATGTATGATCTTTAATGAACTGAACGAGGACAACTTCCTCCTATTTGCTATTAAAAATTATGAGAATCCTCAGGCAGTCACAAAAGAAGATTTTGATAAAGATCTAAATCATTTCAAATATATTAAAAGACTTTTGAAACGATATAAGAACACGGGGGAACTTAAGGTTCCCCTTTTGATCAATCATTTTATTGTTCTTTATAATATCTTTGGTGAAGCAGCAACACCGATGCTGTTCTTTAAGATTGAAAAAGAACTATGGTCTACCATGAAAACATTTATTTTATTTTTGAATAAAATACCAGAATATCCTAAATGTTATCTTCATGATATTCCAGTTGATTTAAATTGTTTAAAAGAACTCCAGAAGATTTTTAAATCAAATGAACAAACTTGATAGAATCATTCAAATGATAAGAGAACAGATGGTAGCAAATGCTGCTGGAGGTTCTGGTGGATTTTCTGGTTCTGCAGATCCTAAAGGACCAACTGCTGGTTTTGATCCAGTAATGGGATTAAAAAAAAGAAAAGGACCTTATATAAAACTTCCACCCGGATCCAGAAAAAGGTGGATGAATAAATAATCTTAAAACTACTTGAGTTATTTGTTTCAGTAGTGTAAGGAAATAACCAACACTCAAGGAAATGTTTAATCAAAACACATCAGCAGATACTAAAATTGCTGTATTAGAAGAACGTCTTTCTGCGTATGAAACCATGATGAGAAAGATTGATGAGGCAATCCAGCTGATGGGTAAAACCAGTCAAAATATCAGTAAAATGCTTGCTGTTCATGAAGAAAGATTAGAACAGTGTCATAAAGCAGATGATTATATTGGAAGAGTAATTGAGGAATTGAGATTAGAAAACAAAGATCAGCACGAAGCAGTATCCGAAAGAATTGACAAAATTGAAGGAGAGGTAAAGGAAATAAGTAAAATCAAGTGGATGACAGTTGGAACAGGAGTTCTTCTTGCGGTATTAACCACAGCATTTTCTACACTTGCTTCTGGTTGGTGGACACCATCAGAAATGCAACTTCAAAGACAAGGACATCTACATCAACAAAACGTTCCTGATTAATAAATATTCAGTGTTGGCATTAGATGCCAGTGAAAACAAAAAAGAAAGTAACAATTTACACACTACAAAAAACAACAAACTCTGTCATTAAGTGGACTGCGATAATTTCTTCCCTGTGTCTTGACAAAACGAGTTAGTCTGGTAGACTTGATAGACAGGTTAATGTTTGTTTATGGACTTTGTTGATGTTAAGTACATCAATTTGATTTCTTCCCGACTTCAGAAATTCAAAAAGATTAAAAATAATCTTTATAATTTCCGTTGCCCTATTTGCGGAGATTCTCAAAGAAATAAAAATAAAGCACGAGGATATCTTTACCAGGTAAAGAGTAATACAAATTTCAAGTGCCATAATTGTGGTTTAAACATATCCTTTAACAATTTTCTAAAGCAATTAGATATTAACACTCACAAACAGTATACTTTTGAAAAATTCAAAGAAGGAACTACTGGCAAAAACTTTGTTGTTGATGAACCAGAATTTAAATTTGAAGTTCCCAAGTTCAAACCAAAGTTGGATTTGCCAAGAGCATCAGAAAATCCTGACGCAAGAGCATATCTAGAAAGAAGAAAACTAAACCCATATAAATTCTATTACACTGAAAAATTTAAGGAGTGGACCAACTCTTTAAAACCCACGTTTGACTCTACAGTTAAAGATGAATCAAGGATTATTATTCCTTTGTTCTATCAAGATACATTAGTCGGATTTCAGGGAAGAGCACTCGGTCCATCAAAGATTAAATACATTACTGTGATGCTTAATGATGACGCACCAAAAATCTATGGTCTTGATGAAGTCGAAAAAAATCAAACTGTATACATCACCGAAGGTCCATTCGACTCAACATTCGTTCGCAACTCAATTGCTATGTGTGGAGCTGATGGTGATATTGATAAGTGGGGTATTAGCAGGCGTGTTTGGATTTACGATAACGAACCACGTAACGCAGAAATCGTCAGGAGAATCCAATCTAAAATCGAGAGTGGAGAGTCCGTCGTCATTTATCCAAACTCCATAAGTGAAAAGGACATTAATGATATGATTCTATCTGGACTTGATGTTCAATCTATGATAGAATCTAACACTTATTCTGGTTTAGAAGCAAAACTCAAATTTACCACCTGGAAGAAAATATGAGCAACGGTCTAAAGGTTACAAAGAGAAATGGATCTATTGAGAGTATTGATCTTGATAAGATGCATGTGATGGTTGAAGAGGCATGTAGGGGTCTTGCAGGAGTCTCTGCAAGTCAAGTTGAGATGAAGTCGGGTATTCAATTTTATGATGGAATCACCACTGCTGAGATTCAAGAGATCCTGATTCGCAGTGCATCTGATTTGATCGATCTTGATCATCCCAACTATCAGTATGTTGCTGCTCGTCTTCTCCTATTTGCTGTTCGTAAACAACTTTATGGGAAGATGAAAGAACTTCCTACTCTGGAGCAACACATTATTGATTGTGTTTCTGCTGAGGTTTACGATAGTGATATCTACAATAAGTATTCTCAGGAAGATATTGAACGTGCAAATTCATTTATTGATCATGACCGTGATTTCCTATTCACTTATGCTGGATTGCGTCAAGTAGTTGATAAGTATCTGGTGCAGGATAGGAGCAGTGGTGGGGTGTATGAAACTCCCCAATTCATGTATATGATGATTGCTCTGACTATTTTTGCAGAGTATCCAAAAGAAACTCGTATGTCATATGTCAAGAGGTATTATGACGCAATCTCCAGACACAAAATCAACATCCCAACACCAATCATGGCGGGAGTGCGAACTCCGCTTAGACAATTTGCTAGCTGTGTGCTTGTTGACGTTGATGACACCCTCGATAGTATCTTTAGTTCTGATATGGCTATTGGCAGATACGTTGCACAGAGGGCGGGAATCGGCATCAACGCTGGTAGAATCCGTGGCATCAACAGCAAAATCAGAGGTGGAGAAGTGCAGCACACTGGTGTTGTTCCATTCCTCAAGAAGTTTGAAGCGACTGTCCGATGCTGTACTCAGAATGGCATTAGAGGTGGATCAGCTACGGTTCACTTCCCCATTTGGCACCAAGAAATAGAAGATATTCTTGTTCTCAAGAACAACAAAGGTACGGAGGATAATCGTGTTCGTAAACTTGATTACAGCATTCAGATCAGTAAACTCTTCTATGAGAGGTTCATTCAAGACGGTGAGATCACGCTTTTCTCCCCGCATGATGTACCTGGACTTTATGATCGCTTTGGACTCCCTGGTTTTGATGAGCTCTATTGTGCATATGAAAAGGATCCGTCCGTTAAGAAAAAAACTATTAAGGCACAAGAACTCATTCTTAATCTTCTCAAGGAACGTGCGGAAACGGGTCGTATCTACATTATGAATATTGACCACTGCAACTCTCACTCTTCCTTTAAGGATAAAGTTGAGATGAGCAATCTGTGTCAAGAAATTACACTTCCTACTTATCCAATTCAACATATTGATGATGAGAACGGTGAGATTGCTCTGTGCATTCTCTCTGCCATTAATGTTGGTAAAGTAAAGTCTGATGAAGAACTGGAGGAACTTTGTGATCTTTCTGTTCGTGGACTGGACGAATTGATTGACTATCAGAAGTATCCTGTACGTGCTGCAGAACTTGCTACAAAGGCACGTAGGTCCCTTGGAATTGGTTATATTGGTTTGGCACATTATCTTGCCAAACTCGGTTATGACTATTCATCTCAAGAGGCATGGGATGCAGTTCATGGTCTTTCAGAGTCCTTCCAGTATTATCTTCTGAAAGCATCCAATCAACTTGCTAAAGAGAAAGGTTATTGTGAGAACTTTGGTCGTACAAAGTATGCAGATGGTATTCTCCCAATTGATACTTATAAGCAAGACGTAGACGAAATCTCTTCTATTCCACTGCAGCATGATTGGGAAACTCTTAGAGCATCTATCCTGGAACATGGCCTCAGGCACTCAACACTGTCCGCACAGATGCCATCGGAGAGCAGTTCCGTTGTGTCAAACGCAACTAATGGAATTGAACCTCCTCGTGGATTCTTGTCCATTAAGAAGTCCAAGAAAGGACCTCTTAAGCAGATTGTTCCACAGTATGCTACACTAAAGAACAACTACACTTTGCTGTGGGATATGAAGTCTAATGAGGGTTATATTAATATCGTTGCTCTGATGCAAAAGTTCTTCGATCAAGCTATTTCTGGTAACTGGAGTTACAATCCAGAGAACTATCCAGACAACGAAGTTCCAGTGTCCGTAATGGCAAATGACTTCTTGACTACATACAAATACGGATGGAAAACTTCCTATTACCAAAACACTTACGACATTAAAACTGATGAAGTAGTGGAAGAAAAAAAGTCCGAATTGGAAAATCTAATTAATGAGTTAAGTTCAGTAGAGGAGGGAGAGTGTGAATCCTGTGCAGTTTAAGATTTCTTCCACGGAAGAGACAACTTCTATAAAAGGAATGACAGTTTTTAACACCGAAAAAGTTGATACCAAAAAACAACCTATGTTCTTTGGTAAACCTCTTGGAATTCAAAGATATGATTCGTACAAATATCCTGTCTTTGATAAACTGACTACTCAGCAATTAGGATACTTCTGGAGACCTGAAGAGGTTTCTCTCCAGAAGGATCGTGGTGATTATCAAACACTGCGTCCTGAACAAAAGCATATCTACACTTCCAATCTGAAGTATCAGATTATGCTTGATTCTGTGCAGGGTCGTGGTCCTGGCATGGCATTTATTCCATATTGTTCGTTACCAGAACTTGAGGCATGTATGGAGGTATGGGGATTTATGGAGATGATCCATAGTCGTTCCTATACTTACATCATCAAGAATGTATATTCAGACCCTTCTGAGGTCTTTGATACTATTATCGACGATAATCGTATTCTTGAACGTGCCAAGAGTGTGACTGAATCGTATGATGACTTTATTCAATCCGCACAATCTTATGGTGCATCAGACACCTGGTTGCACAATCTTGAAGGAGTTTCATACGCAAAAGAAACAATTAACGATGTTAAAAGAAAACTCTATAGAGCAGTCGCAAACGTTAACATTCTTGAGGGTATTCGGTTCTACGTTAGTTTTGCTTGTTCTTTCGCATTCGGTGAACTTAAGCTTATGGAAGGATCAGCTAAGATCATCTCTCTTATCGCAAGAGACGAAAACCAACACTTAGCAATCACTCAAAACATTCTGAATAAGTGGAGAGAGGGTGATGATCCTGAAATGAAGCAAATCATGAAGGAAGAAGAAGAGTGGACCTATGCTATGTTTGATCGTGCAGTAAATGAAGAAAAACGTTGGGCAGATTATCTGTTCAAAGATGGAAGCATGATTGGACTTAACGATAAACTTCTTCAACAGTATGTTGAATGGATCGCAAATAGAAGACTTAAATCAATTGGGTTAAAGCCCCAGTACGATATTGCAGCAAACAATAATCCACTTCCTTGGACTCAGCACTGGATTTCCTCTAAAGGTCTCCAGGTTGCTCCCCAGGAAACGGAAGTAGAATCATACGTTGTTGGTGGTATTAAACAAGATGTTACCAAAAATACTTTCTCAGGATTCAAACTATGATGAGTGGTGTGAACAAGAAATTCTGAATGCTTATAAAGAAGCAGCAGAATGTGATGAATTTTTGTTTGGAGATTATGACTATTGTAAAGAATGGTTAGGTAAAAACACTAATGATATTGTATAGATAGGGGAGATTAATCTCCCCTTTTTTCATGCCTAAGAATCAACTGACTAAAGACGAAATAAAAGTTCGTGTACTGAAATTAAAAGATAGATTGTATAGAGACCAACCGAGTTGGGACTCTAAAGGACTTGCCCATAAATATCTGAACGAAGTCCTTGATATAATTGATGAGTACAGATATTGACTATGAGAACCCTTGGGTCTATAATGGAACTCCTTTTAGTTCAACTGATATTCAAGATTATTTTGGTTTTGTTTATCTTATCGAGAATAGTCTTAATGACAGGAAATATATTGGTAGGAAGTATTTCTGGCAGTTTAGAACTCCTAAAGGTAAAAAAAGAAAAGTAAAATCAGAATCTGATTGGAAAAACTATTATGGGTCTTGTCCGGAACTTAAAGAAGACATTATCAAATTTGGTAGACAAAATTTTAGTAGAACTATCTTATCATTACATAAAACAAAGGGCAAAACAAACTTTGAGGAGACCAGACGACTCTTCACCCATAATGTCCTCACCGAAGCCCTTGACAACGGAGTACCAGCCTTCTACAATAGCAACATCCTCAACAGGTACTTCCGAAAAGACTACTATGGAAACACAGATTGAACCTGTGGTGCAGATCCGTGAGTGGGCACTTGAAAAAATTCAACTGCTTCATGATGCAGATCGTCACAAAAATGCTCAAGCACTTGCTGCAGAGTTTGATGAATGGATTAATATTCCTTATGGAATCAAAGAACTTGATTATCTTTGCTTAGAGGAAGAGGGTTGGGGAGACCAAGAAATCGATATTCGGTAAACCAAACCCTTGACAAATCCTAAATATTAACTTATTATGTAAAAATCCCTGTTATGAGCAGGGTTTTTTGTTATGAGTCTTTGACTTTGATTTAGAGCCGTGGAGATTGCCTCTTGAGAAAGAGGTACACCCCTTTCTCTATACGGATGTAGAGTTCAACTAATTTTAATGCTTTTCAAAACAATTTCAATTCTTGCCGTTGCTATTTCAGGACTAGCACCCCTGCAAGCAAAGGCAGCAAGCGGATGTTCCCTTGCCTCACATTATGGTATTGGTGACGGATATCACGGGCAGACAACTGCCAACGGCGAACGATTTAATGCTTATGGAAATTCTGTAGCACATAAGTGGCTACCATTTGGAACTAAATTGAAAGTGACGAATCAATCAAATGGTAGATCGGTGATTGTGCGAGTTAATGATCGTGGACCTTATATTGCTGGTCGAGACCTTGACCTTTCTTATGGTGCATTCTCTTCTATTGCTTCACCAAGTCAAGGAGTAGCCAGAATCTGTTACTCACGAGTATGACGATCTAAAAACTGAATAAATATAGGGGAGTGGTTGCTACTCCCCTTTTTTTATGTTCAATTTTAACTTCGGAAAGAAGAAACCAGATAAGAAGCAGATAATTACTATAAGTCTCATACTCAGTGGTATTGTAGCAACCCTCTCACAGTGCTCAGGAGTGTCTCAGAAGACCCTGTGGGACCTCTTAGACGAGGCACAGAGGACTCTGTTCCCTCAGACCATCATCAACGATATCCTGCTCCAAGATCCTGGTGTGGTGGATCGTAGAGTCAAGAGGGATGTGGACAGATCAATCAGAGAATATGAGGACTTGACAAGGGACTCAGAACCACCTAGAGTACCTTTGCCCAGGTTGATCGAGAAGGCTCCAGATGAAGCTTTATGTTACTCAGAAGACTGTAAGAAACTTGGAGGTGAAATGAGATTATGTGCTCCATGGGTTGACACCTGTAAAGAGGAGTGATATACTTAAAAAGTAAACAAAACAAGGGCAAGTAGCATAATGGATAATGCATCAACCTTCTAAGTTGCCGATTGTAGGTTCGAGTCCTACCTTGCCTGTTGGAGTTTATCTCCATATATAAAAATGATAGAGGGTAAGTCACTGTTATATCCTTATGAGGTATATCACACTTACTCCATCAAATGCGAAATTGGTGTAGTGGTAACATCCCATCCTTCCAAGTTGGTGTCACGGGTTCGAATCCCGTATTTCGCTCTGAACCTTCGGGTTCTTTATAGGTGATAAATCCAGCGTGAATTTCTCGGTGGCAATTTGCACAGACAAGAATGCATTTTTTTGCTTCTTCTCTTTGCTTTTCTAAAGAAGCAGTTGTTCCTATTACACCTCCTTCTTTACTATTAGGGTCTAAGTGATGAAAATCTAAAGCAGCAATACATTTGTTGTATCCACAAATACAACATTTTCCACCTGCTTCTTCCTTTATCAAAGCAACATTTTTTCTTCTAGTCTTACAAACTCTATCTGCCATATTTTTTGCCCAGTTAGGATTTTTTGCTTTTCTTTCTGCATAAGTCCTAGTTTCTTTCTTAGACATAATGGTATTAAATATAAATGTTATACCATTATTTATATTTTATTCCTGCTTAGCACAGTTGGTAGTTGCGCTGGACTGTTAATCTGGATGTCGCTGGTTCGAGCCCAGCAGCAGGAGTTGATAGGGTTGGAAATATCCGATTCTATCATAAGAGTCGGGATCATCATATCCGACTCACTAAATCCTAAGTTCGATTAGGTCGGGGACTTGATCACCCCCGCTCGTATTGTAGGTGCCAAAACCGCTCCTCATCCCTAGTATTCTGTGGGTGAGTGAATGTCAAGAGTGGGAACATAGGTAAAGTTCCCAACACCTACCACAACCTCTGGTAGTCTATTGGTAAGGACGGGTGGACAACACACATGGAAACTAGGTTCGATTCCTAGACAGAGGACACGGGAGATTAACTCAGTGGTAGAGTGGCTGCCTTACAAGCAGTAAGTC